GCAATGGCAGCAAGGCTTGGTTGACTCCAGAAACAGGCTGGTAGGTGTTTGGGAACTCTCTACCAGTAAAAGTGTTGCGATTCATCATGAACTCAAGAGGAACACGAACACCCGGGTTTACGTAAGACAACAACTTCTGCGGATTAGACAGTTCGGAAATCTGCTGGTTAACCCTGGTGAACGGCAAATCAGGATTCAAATACATTCCGCCACCAAGATTCATTGCACCCAAATCCTGAAGATACTGTGGCGTCACATCTCCTTCTTCGCCCTGCGAGAAGTTGTTCTTAAACTTCTCGTACATGATATACGGCTTGGGGTTGGCCCAGCGGTTCATGATTTGCAACGGGAGGTTTCGGCTCATCCAAGTCCAGAACGGGATAATGTCACGCATGTACTCATCAAGAATAGTCTTGCTGTTATAGTCAATCAAGAAACGCTTTGTTCTGTTGAAAGCTAGGTCGACAGACATACCCTTCTGAATTGAATCCCAGGCAAGAATGAATCGTGCAGAACCTTCCACCTTGTGTCCAGCACTGCGTGAACCGCGAATAGCCCAGTTGTCTGTAATCTTGCTACCCTCACGGAAGAAACCCTCGAGAGCATTGTCAATCTTTCCTCCACCAAGACCAAGCATGACACTGGCAGCACCCCGTCCACGGTCACGGAGATTCTCGGGCAACTTGGCAACAAAATCCTCAAGCGTTCCGCCCTTAGAGAATGTGTCTTCCATGATGCGCCAATACCTAAAACCCTCGAACATGTTCTTGATATCGCCATTTGCTGAGAAAATACCAAACACGTTGCTGATTGAGTTTCGCACATGGAATCCAGGGCTAAGAGTAGCGTAAGACCTGAAGAAACCAGTGTATCCACTCATAAACCTTGACAGGTCGGATACGGTGCCAGGCTTGCCAAGACGAGACATTGAATTCAAGATATCAACAGCCTCCTTGTTACCTGCAAGGCCCGGGAACCCAACCGTAGTTCCTCCCTCACGCACACTACCCAGCCGTGTGAGGTCGTCAGACCACAAACCGGACTTCTTTGCCGCTTCCTCCCAACCTTTGGCGAACGGCTCTACAACAACTGTCTTCCAAGTATCAGACTGTGCAAGCACGAGTTTCTCCATGGCCTCACGCTTAGCATAATCAAGCCAAATCAAATCGTAATCAGCCTGAGCAGCAGCAGCAAAAGCTCGAGCAACAGGGTTGTTGGGTTCCTTCAGAACCGCATCAACAACAGGCTTAGAAGTATTGAGCCAGTCACGGTAGTTGGTCATAACACGATTCAACTCAGCCTCGGGAATATTCTTACCCTTTGTGCCAGCCTTCTTGATAACCGAAATAGCATCCTTAGGCGGAAGAGTCTTGATAAGGACATCAATTTCGTTGATGTTCTTCTGAAGATTCCTGATAGCGTTGTTCTGCTGATACACTTCCTGCCAAAAGTCCTCAACGGAACCATACTTGACACGCATCTCCGTGATGATATCCGAACGTCCCTGACGCAGGGCTTCGACAACAGCCTTGGCTGACTCCAACTCGGAAGCCTTCAAAGTCCACTGCTTCTGCAGTTCCTCCACCACCTTGGGATGGCGAGCCTTCCATTGGGCAGCAGTCTCCTTGGCAGCATTGTAGTCATCAACAACACGACCATAAATCTGTGACTTACCATCAGGAAGCTTACGAACAGACAAATCGGTTTCAGCAGCATAAAACTCTTCAACAGCACGCTTTGCAGCCTGGTTATCGCCAATCTCGAACAACGGTCCACTCATTCGTTCAGTAGCAGCAGACGCTTGGAGTTCATCGGCAAAAGCTCGAGCAGACTCAGGAGTTGGAACCATTCCACCACCAAAAACATCGGGCTGGTCAACACCAGCCCTCAGTTCACTGCCTGTCAAATACTCGCTTGACGCCTTGATATTCCCAGTCTCACCTGAAGTGACATTCGGGATAGCGCCCTGCTTGTACTTAATGGGGGCATCCAACGGCACAGTAGGCTCAGGAAGCTGACCGGCCGGACGACCAAACGTATCCTCAAACGCCTGAGCGGCCTCATCTGCTGTGTCAGCAATAATATCACGACGCTTCGTAATACTAGCAGCATACGCACCAGACTGTTCAATCTGATTCTTCAACTGTGCATTAATCTGGCTCACAACACTACGCTTCTTGGCAACATCATTCACAGCATCCTGCCACGCACGCACATGCAAGCTATCGCCAAGCTTGCGCACCTCCTCAAGATACTTGTACTCATCAGAGAAAAACCATTCACTCATGAATGCGTTCTTGCGCTGACTAGCAGCACCTTCACCAAGGAAAAGACCAGACCACTCAGACTGATTCCTAATATTTGCGCCAATGCCACCAGTAGCAGTACTGACATGAGTACGCAGAGAAGGATGCTCCATCGACCTGAAACGAGCGATACCATCCTGGTCAAAAATACGCATCGTCTTAGTAGAACCATCATTCATCGTGACAGTGAATTCCTGCTTCATAATCTGACGCATCTTCTCAAGAGCAGCCCTGCGGGTTTTGGGCTTCATAGACTCAACCCTAGTCTGAAGAGTCTTGATTTCCTCGACGTTAGAAATAATCCTAGACTCAATGGCACGCTTCTCGCTCTCCAAAGCAACACGACTTGACTCCAACTGACGAGCACGAGCCTGAAGTCGACGTGCCTCAGCACCGACATTCTTTGAAGCCTCAAACTTTGCACCAGGAATCTGATAACGAAGAATACCCTCAATCTCATTCTTGCGGATAGTCAAAGAATTAATCTCATCAGTAAAAGACTTGATTGAATTGTTGATTTCCTTTACAGAACTCTTGAGCAGTTCGGGACTGCCATAAGACGGAACAAACAATGAAGACCATTCCGAATCAGAGAATACGATACGCTCACCGGCCTTGTTGACAGCGTACTGCACTCCATCAGGAGTGAAACCTGCCTGCAACTTGGACATATCAAAACCAGCAAGACCCATAATGGCATCAGCCATCTCCTTGTCCATGGTGGCCTTGGCATACTTGGGTGAAGCCATCATCTGATTGTGCTTCTCGACAATATCATACATACCGATAGCATCGTAACGCTGTGCCTGCGGAATATCATAAACAGCCTGCTCTGAAGCAGACAAAGGAGAAGTTGTAGACTTTGACTTTGCTGCGTACTCTTCACGTGCCTTACCAAGACGCTTGCGAACAGCGTTCAACCTTGATGTTTCCTTCTTGGTCAAACCTTTTGCACGCTTAGACTTGGCAATAAGAGCATCACGCTCAGAAGTCAAATCATCTATCTCCCCACGCAACGGGTCAATCTCTACCATGGCCTTGGCATTCTTTGCAGACTTGGATTCGGCAGATTTTACGACACCCTTGACATTCTCAGGCAGGGCAACAGCCTTTGCACGTTCCTCCTGAAGAGAAGCAACACCTTCCTTGAGTCTCTTGAGCTTGGTGTTTTCTCCAACAGTACGCTTAGGCTTTGCCTCAAGTTCGGTAATCTGCTTCTGAGCCTCAGTAATCTTCTTATCGATTTGTGCCGAAACACCCTTTGCATTCTTGATGCGTTCAACTTCGGCTGCAGAAAGCTTTTCGGCTTCTTGCGCCGCAGTCAACTCTGCACGCTTGCTAATAATATCAGCATTTGCAGCCTGCTTAAGAGCAATCTCTTCCTCGAGTTTATCCGCATGTCCACGCAGCAGATTCGCATACACAGACGAGGTGCGCTGGGGTACCCCGGGCTGTTCAAAGAACATCTTGATATCGGAATCAAACGAAAGAATACTATCAATACGAGACTTGGTGCGTCGTGCATGCTTCAACTTTGAAGCAAGCATAGGTTCAGCCCTGCCCATAACATTCCATGCCTCACGAATACCGGAACCATTCTTGTTTGCAAACTGGACCTGCATTCTTGGTGATGAACTACGACCATACACAGACGAAGAACCAATCAACCCCTCAAACCACTGCTTGACATCACTAGGAGTTGCGTTGTATGTAAACGCAGTGCGAACACTACGTCCAATGCCGCCAGCAGCGGCAGTTGACTTCATCAACTCTGTGCGTGCAGCATCCTTGCTGTAGGCTTGACCGGGGAATGAAGATTCAAACCACGGCCTAATATGCTTTTCGTAGAAAGCATTCTCCGCAAGAGTGCGCTCACTAACAGCCTTAAGCGGCTTGCCATTCTTGTCAAGAACAATGTCGCCAGATTCCGTCATCTTGTAACCAACAGACTTGCTGTTCTTGCCCTTAAGTTCGGCGTTAAGTTTACGGCGCAAATCAACAGGGTCAATAGTCCACCCAATTTCGGGACCAACAGCCTCCAGCAAAGCGTCACGGTCGGCAGTAGGGAGAGAGTTGATGGCATTCTTTAGAATCTGTGCAACATTTTCACCTTCTGCCTTGTCGGCAATTTCGACAGCAACCTTAGCATCAAGCTGAGCAAGGATGGTTTGCGCCCTAGAAATGGAAGCAATCTTAGTGTCAATCTGCGGGAAAATCTTGTTCTTGATACCAACAGTTATTTCAGCAAAAGCACGAGGCGTCAAGGGACCGCCATAAATAGCGGCGAGATTAGATGCCGCATTGAAACGAGAATGCATCTCAGACAACGAAACATATGTCATCAAAGAATCAAGCAACTGCTCCTGATGTGTGTGCAAACCATCAAACCACTGCGGCTTGTCAAGACCAGAACCAGCAAGTTCCTGAAGAACGCTGCGGTTCTCCGCCATTGCTTCACCAAGCAAACGACGAGGAGTACGAGTCTGTCCAATAATGTATCCACCCTTATTGCGCATAGGTGCGCCCTGGAAGAATCCCTTCTCCGTAAGTTCACGCAAAACAGAAGTCCTAATATCTTTGCGGAGTCTTTGGAAGTTAGGTTCAGAAGTGGGGATATTGTAATATCCACGCTTCTTCAGCGCATCCACAACTTCAGGGCGGAAATCCTCCCGGAAACCACCGGCACGTGCCTCGGCAAGAATATTCTTCAACCGTGACTCATACCTATCTGCAATCAACTTACGTTCCTGCGGGGTTGTAGCAGCGGCAACCAACCCGTCACGTTCGGCCTCGAGTGTATAATATCCGTCAATAATCTTACGCTCTTCAACAGCACCCGTATAAGCTCTGCGCAGGAAAGACTGTTCATCAAGAACGGCTTGATAACCCTTGTACTTCTCGATAATTTCACGACCGGAGTACATCTTGGATGATGCGCCAGAACCAATCTGGAAACCACGATTATCGAGAATGGTGTTCAAATCAGCAATACGGCTTTCAATAGCATCAAACAGTTCCTGTGAAGAAACTTCATCAACGCTCTGACGCACAGTACCGTTAATGCCCCTGGGCTGGAAACCCTCACCCTGCTTGTATACGACAAGCGAAGGGTTGGTCAAATACTCATTACCGTAAACATTGTTTGCACCTCTAGCAAAACCTTCCGGATTATAAGAATTGCCAACATACCCGGTGTAACCTGTACCGCCTTCACGACCAACCTCGAACACACTGCTCGAGTTCATCAAGTCAAGAATCTGCGTCTCCGAATCACCAAACAGCTGGTAAGACAAATCATCAAATGCCGGATACTTGGAAATAAGAGCGTCAAACACATCCCTGGTTATAGCAGCATCAGGGTTGGCTGCAACAGCAACACGAAGTTCGTCAAGAGCCTGGGACAACTGACCAACATCCTCGATATAGTTGTTTGCCTGTGTGTATGCCTTGTCAATTTCGCCATGAAAAATACTACGGGCAGTACGACGAGAACCAGTATTCAAAGCCTTCATGCTTTCCTCATGAAACGCAGCAGCCACATCAATACGCTGCAACTGTTCCATCAGGTTTGTACGAGCAGCTATAAGAGTATCCGGGATGGCCTTACCGTAAAGACGTTCATCACCAAGTAGTGTCCACAAAGCAAGCGAACGAAGGTCATTAGCATTTGCCTTGCCTGCAAATGCACGAGAAAGACCAGCATAGAAATCATCCACGCTCATCTTCGTGACAGACCCCTTGGTCAGTTCGGAGAACTGAGTGAACTGATGATAAAGACTGCCACGGTCCTTAAGTGCATTTGTCAAATAGTTCTGCAAAGAACCCTTGACATTAAAACCTTTTTCGATGAGTTGACGTGCATCCTTTGCACCAACCTTTCCCCCAGTACCAAGAATAGTAAGGAAGTTGATAACACTATCAGGTGAATTACCAGTAGAGGTGATGTCCACAATATCCTGGAGGCTCATCTCACGAATATTGCCAAAAGCAACAGCAGCCTCCATGGCTTCCTGGGCGCTCTTCAAACGCTCGTATGCGGCCTTTGTTGCCTCACGTGCGGCCTTCTCAGCAGCCTCAAGTTCCTTGCCGGTCATGTTAACCGTTGCTTCAACAATGTCATCATTGATTGTAAGCAACTCTTTCTCGAGATTCACAAGATGAGAAACAAGACCATCAGCGACAAGAGGCAAATCGCTGACAGAACCAGCGTTGGCATTCGGAACGAACACACCCTTGACAATCTTGCCATCAAACATTTCGGCAAGTTTCTTTGCAACAGAACCAATGCGTGTAGATGCAAGCACAATGTCATCACCCGACTTGACAATGTTATTGCGAAGCACATCCTCGATTCCAGCGCCACTCAACAGACTGTCAACAGCTTCAAGTTCTCCACCAAGTTGACGCATACCGGCCAACTGTTCCTGCTGCGCCTTGAGTTCTTTGACCATTGACGAACGTGCATCATTAAGCACCTTTGTCATCGAGTCCATGTTGTTGCTCATCTGCTTCCAGGAATCAGACAACTCATCAGACAACGACTTGATTTCGTTTTTGAACGAATCAATCAACGGCTTGTCAATCAACTCACCAGTAATCTCCACATCCTCGAGACGCTTCCAATATCCTGTATCAACAAGATGCTTGTGACGTGCAAGCAAACCCATTTCCTTAGAGTACTCAGAGACATACTTGTTGACGACCTTGGTGATATCGGTCTCAAAAAAGTCGCCAACAAAACCACCCTCATTAGCAAGCTTGTTCAACCTATCAGTCGACTTAAGGTCATTAACAGTCAACTTGTGCCCAAACCAGTCATCGCCAGGCTTCATTGTCCTAGCCTTAAAGTTGGCTGCATTATCAAGCGGGTCACGGTCAAACACGGAATTCAACGAAGAAGAATGCGGATTGGTCGGATTCATTCTGTAAGCCAAAGCCTCGTCGCTTTGGATTCTTGGGAAATAGTTATTCTCAATCATTCCAGGATTGGCTGTCGGGTCAATCTCTTGATATGCTGCAGTAACAGAACCTTCCTTCGTCGAGAAGAAATCCTTGAACGCCTGTGCAGACCTCTGCATCTCGGGTGATGCCGCAGCAAACACGGCGTCATCCTCAATCAAACGATGCAGTTCATTCTTGAAACCATCAAGGCCCATACCCTTCTCGGCCGTAAGAAACTGAAGAAGATTCTGCTGTTCACGCTGAAGAGTTTCACCAATCACACGACGCTGCAAAGGTTCGGCAGTGAAAACACTAATGGCAGTAGCAGCAGCCTTGTTGCTCAGGCCTCCCTGGGCAAGAGCCTGACGAGCAGCCAACTGCTCCGCAGGCATTGTAAGACGCTGAATGTATTTGCCTGTCTTGGTCCCCATAACACCAACGCGCATCTTCGCAAGCACATTGTCGCCCAAAGCACCAATTGCTCCAGTACCCGGGATACGGATACCCTGGCCCATCTTGCCAACCTTGATGCGCTTTCCAAGCATGTAAATACCATGACGGTTTGCACCAACACGTTCAAGCACCTCGGCATCCTTGATAGCCGCACGACCAAAACGCTGGACGGCGTTAGCCAATGCCTCATCGCCGGTATTCTTGAGAACTTCTTTGGCAAGGTCAAGACGACCAGTATAACCGGCGAACTTGCCGGTACCAAACGTAGCATACGTCAAGGGGTCGAACGCAATGTCGCCAACAAGACCAATGCCCCGGTCAAGCCACTTGCTGCCAGTATCAATCTTGAATGCCTTACCAAAACCAAATGAAGGGTCCTTAACATTCTTTACAATATCCCCAAAAGAGAACGTAGTCGACTCATCCTTGTCAACGACATCAGCAATTTCACGAACACCAGCAATAGTTGCACGACCAGGAATGGCCAGCACGCCCAAAGCATTAAGGGCCGTCTTGGTGACAGGATTACCCAGGAAAGCCCCCACAACACCCTTTGGCTCTGCTTTGTATGTGCCATTGGCAATACTGCCAAGACGGTCGGCCAGAGTAGGATTACTGATAGCCATATCACTGGCGGCACGGCCAAGCTGCACAGCAGACTTGGACGGGGCCGGCCCATCAAGCTGAAATGTTCGTGTAGCTGGAACATTCTGCTCCCGCATCAAACGAGCAAGCTGGTACTTCGGGTCGGTATAAGGATTAGCCATACAATTAAAGGCGAATCGTTACTTGGCAAGCTGGCTAAGCATGGCCATACGCTGCTTCAGTTCATCAGAAAGCGGGGTACGACCCTGCTCCATGACAGCCCTGAGAGCACCACGCTGAGTGGCCTTTTTCTTGGCCTCAATATCCTGGACCTTCCCCATTTGACGCCTAGAAGCGTCAATAGCCTCACGGAAAGCATAAAACTCGGGAGTACCCTCGACAATGGAAGTATTCTTGGGAGCAATCCTTTCAAGGCGGTCCTTGCGTCCAAGACCCTCCTTCACAACACGCATACTGCTAGGATACGCTCCAGTCTGCTTGACCCCCATAGATTCAGCCTGAGAAAGAGCATCCTCAACACTGATTTGGTCCTGCTTCTCCAGCCACTTGGTGAAATTCTTTGCATCACCACTGATACGACCAAAGATTGGGTTGAAATCAGTACCCTGACGCTTAATCATCTTTGCAAGTTCCTTACCGGAATAAAACTGCTGAATAGCAGAATCACCAGTAGCTGTCTTTGCGTTCTTCAAATTAGCAAAAGCACGCATCACATCGCCCTGGGTGTTGACAGTGCCAGGCTCAAGACGTGCAAGTTCGGCATCCAACTGCCGAACACGATTAGCAGACTTCTTGCCCATCGGCGTCGTAGCCTCGCTGTAGATATCGAGCGGGTTGCTGAGACCCATCTTCTGCCAGTAATCCTGTTTAGCGGCCTCACCACCAGAAGCATACTCCTTCTGAAGCGCCGTAGCAAGATTACCCAAATCCTGCGACTGCCATCCAGACTGCTGAACAGCCTCAGGATTAGAAGCCTCAAACTTGGCAAGCCAAGACGACAAAGCATACGGGTCAGCACCACTATAAATCTGCTCAAGCACCGCCTGCACAACAGGGTCCTCTGTATTGGCATACTGTGAAAGAAGAGTGCTATTAGTCCTCCCAAAATCTGCTAGAGTATTAGGATTGAAACCACCGGAGATGATACCCCACAGAGGGGAATCAATCGTACCAAGTGTACCACCAACACCCTTGTTGCCCTTGATGGCGCTCTGCAAATAAGCCAACAGCGTAGGGTCCATCAGAACAACCTGCCCTTCTTCGGATTGCCACCCTTAGAGAGAGCAGTCAGCAACATAGTCATAAGCTCCTTCTGACGGTCTGTGCCCTTTTCTGCAATCTGCGCACCATAACCAAGATTAGAGTTGGTCAACTGATTCTGCAAATCAGCACGCTGCTGAGCAACATCAGTAATCTGACCAGCTTGTCCAGCGGACTGAATACCGCTGAGAACACCCATCAAATTATTGAAAGCAGTAGTTTGACCGGCGTTCTGTGCCTGTGTGACAGCAGCCAACTGCTGCAAAGGATTTGTTGACACACCCTGTGACTGAAGCAACTCGCTGAGAGCAGGAGTAACCTGTGTCGCCTGAGCCTGAAGACCAGCATACGGATTGGTTTGACCCTTCAGGAAAGTGTTCAAGTCATCCATTGCCGTGTTAACCTGAGTACCGGCATTCGTGTACATCCCCTGGAGTTGTGCCTGCAAAGTTTCAAACGGCTTGCGATACGTTCCACCAGTAAGCATAGCCTGAAGCTGTCGAGTGTAGCGGTCAAGAGCACTAAGACCACCTCCACCGGCACCAGTCTTGCCATCAGCAGCAGTGTCATCATAAGAGAAAGTTTCATCCGAAGTTGTGTCAGTAGGACCTTTGAACGGGAGATTCTCGTAAATAGCCAACTGAGGGTTGCCGTACTCGGCAGCCCGAATAGAACCCCACCCCTTAGAACCGGGAACCGGCTTCTTCTTTGCAGGAACAGGCTTCACGTTGCCATACCTAGTGTTACTGTCAACAGCCATAATCAACCTCCCAAGAACGGCTTAAACGCCGCCAATGTCGCAGCAGCCTGAGCAATGCTCGCCTGCTTCTCCGCTTCCAACTGAGCAATCTCAGCATCATACTCCGCCCTGGCCTGGGCATCCTCATAACGAGCCTGAGCGGCCTCGTTATCCATCTCCACCTGTGCATCATTCAAATCCCGCAAGTTCTGACTAGCAAAATCCTGAAGACCACGCTCATACACACCAGACTGCACACCGGGACCAGCCAAACCACGCTTCGTGTACGACGACACCAGACGGGGTGTCTGCTTCTCGTACTGCTGCTGTAGGTCAAACTTCTTCCTGGCTCCACGCTGCTGGGACAGAAACTGGGCATAGGCGTTCTGAGCAGTCTTGGCTCCATAAGAGCCGAGAGCCGCCCTGGAGCGCTGGTTGTATCCCGTATAGTCAAATCCTGCCATAGTAATCCTTGTTTAACTGTTATTCGTAACCAACGGTTCCGATGCGGGTCGTGCGAGCCATTCGGCGTATTCCTCGTCCGTCATGGGCCGTACAAAGTCATCAATTTGAATGTTGGGTCGGTCGTCAGATGGTGTTTCTGTATCCATAGACACGGATGGTTCCTCCAGTCATTGTTGCTCCAGAATAGGAATTCAATGTAAAACCTGTGTGAGACACAGCATTTCTGTCAACTCCTGCTCCGTTAGAAGGATAGACATTTGCAGTTGACTGAAATGTCCATGTTGTATTTGTAGCGGCATACGGGTTAAACACTTGAACAGATGCACTTGTGGCTGATGCCCCCGACGAAAAACAAACGAAAGCACCGTCGGATGTGCCATTGTCATTAAAACCAGTTACTGTTGACGACCCAACAGTCATGTAAACACCAGCAAAGTAATAGGTGCTTCCGCTGGTGTTGTTGAACTTGATTTTCAGACCGTAACCGTCAACATTGCTGTTCATACCCGAAATTTCAATTACATACACATCATATGTGGCACTGAATACTGATGTGACGGAAATGCTTGTTACGCCTGACCCGACCGAAACTGATTTGATAAGTTCAAGTCCGGGTGGTGTGTCCGCATCGGTCAGCATCACCCACGCAGACCCCTGCCACACCAACGTCTGTTTCGTGTCAGTCTCATAAATGACTTGACCGTTGTACGGCGAACCTGGACGTGTGGTGCTGGTACAAACACCGGGTCGAAGCCCTGTGGCGTTAGACGAAATAGCCATCAGACAGCCTTCCTATACCCGTACACGCTGATAGTCCCGCCAGTCAATGTCACGCCATATGTTGACAACTGGAACCCATCATAGGAATTGGCAAGTTCGTGGACAAACCAACCCATGCGAACATAGACAGCATCAGCACTATTGAACTGAACACGGGTGTACTCAGACCGATACGGAGCCTGAACATCAAAAACAAATGAGTTGCCGCCTGTGGTGTTCGTGATTGACCCAATTTCCCCAAATGCAGCATTGGAAAAAGAGGCGTTCGTGAGTGAACCACCAGCACCCGTGCCGATGTAGAAAGTGTTGCCATACCACGAAGTTGAGTTGATGGTTGACCCATTCATCATCACAATTGTTGCTGCATTACCAGCACCGCTGCAAACAGTTCCGGCGACAGAAACAAAATAATTGTCAAACGAACTGTTGAAACAATTAGTTACAGAAACAGCACCCACGCCAGTACCGATAGTTTGAGACTTTACAAGCACCAAACCAGGCGGGTTGTCAGCGTCAACAGTCACCACCCACGCACTACCGTCATACACCAAAGTACAATTTGTGTCGGTTTCGTAGATGTATTGCCCCTCAAACGGGCTGGCAGGCCGCGTTGAGCTGGTACACACACCAGGCTGAATAAGACGCGAAGCAGCAAGTTGGCTAGTAATACCCATGTTTAGTTCCTGTACCCGTACACACGAATAGTGCCTGACCAAGTTCCGGAACCAGGATACAGATACAGTCCCTCATACTGTGTGTTGTTATTTACCAAATCACCATATGTGCCAACAAGAAAATCGGAATCTGCACTAGATGTTGACTGAGAATTGACCAAAGTTCTTTGTGCTAACTGCGGGGCAATAAAATCTGCTACAAACTCGGAATAGTTGTTCCCAATCCAGCCAACCCGCATCTGCGTTTGCGCCGCAAGCCAAGTTGTTGCAACGGCGGCACCAGTGGATGTGTTATAACCACAGACATAATAGTTGGCAACAGTGTCCGCTGTAGTCCCGTTCACCATGCGGCAGTACACAAAATCGTTGCCGGTCGTGGACCCGAGGCCGCTATATATAACCCGATAATGGTCATATTGGGAAGTGAAACAGTTGTCTATCTGCTGAGCAGACGAAGTGGTTGTAAAAGTTTTGCTGGCAACCAGCACCAAACCAGGCTGTGTGTAGCCACCCAACGCAGACGAAATAGCCATCAGGCAGTCTGCCTCTCCCAGCCAGTCACAGCAACATTCACCTTACTAGCCGTATCAGCCAAACCAGTCAACGTCACACCAGCATCAAACACCAGGGCCGTATCCAACACCACCGTGTCATACGCAGCAATCGGCAACTGCCACACAAAACAATTCGCCGCCGTAGCCGCAGTCGCGTTATACCCCAAATTAAACGTACGGTCCACACCATCCGTGTTACACACAATGATTTGCTTCACAGTCCACTGATACCCGGTCGCCACCGTGAACACAGTCGTGTTTGAAGTACCCAACTGAACCGGGGCAGAAGTCAACATCTTCGGAAAAACATCATTGACAGCCATCAGAACTCCATCGCCATCATTGAATAAGTCATAAGATTATTTCCTTTCTGCGTACTGGTACCACTTTCTGGAGCAGCAGCATTAATCCATCCAGAACCATCATAAGACAAAATTTGCCCACTAATAGGGGACGAAATCGTTACGTTATGAATTTCTTCCAATTCAAAACCATTCTGAGGACGAACAAAAATCTCACCAGTAGAACCATTAGCCCTGGTCACAACACCAATAAACACAAGATGTGCAGGCGAAGCAGGCTTGTTCGCCAAACCAAACAAAAGATTTCCACCAGTCCCCAACCACACAGGGTCACCAGCAGTAGCTGTAGCCGTGTTCAAACCGGACAGCAAACCTTCGGTGATTACATTTGCAAAATCATTCGTTGACACAGTGGCGTCAAGAAGACCCATCGTTTTTGACGATGTGGCTTCAGACGCATTACTTGCCTTAGATACAATCATGTTTGTCCCGTTAGCAGACGAAACATACACCGCCTGACCCTTTGTTATGGCTTCGCCGGCTTTGACCTGATGCTTTACGGTACTAGTGAAAGAAGCAGCAGGTGCCTCCGCAATCCACTGTGTATTGTAGTCTGTCCCATCAATTTTTGAAAGAATTTGACCAGCGGTACCACCAGTCGGAACACCAGGACCAGCAGGTCCAGTAGCACCTGTTGGGCCAGTAGCCCCAGTAGGTCCAGCAGGTCCAGTTGCTCCAGCAGGACCAGTAGCACCAGTCAGTCCAGTAGGACCCTGTGGGCCTGTGGCTCCTGTTGCTCCCGTCAACCCAATTGGCCCCTGCGGCCCTGTGTCGCCAGTATCCCCCTTTGGCCCTTGTGGACCTGTCGCTCCAGTCGCCCCAGTGGCCCCTGTAAGGCCCGTAGCGCCCTGCGGACCGGTCGGCCCTATGTCACCCTGCGGACCCTGCGGTCCGGTCGCTCCTGTGGCTCCTGTGAGGCCAATCGGTCCCTGTGGGCCCGTATCACCAACATCACCTTGGGGGCCTTGAGGGCCAGTAGCACCCGTCAGACCAATAGGACCCTGCGGCCCAGTAGGCCCAGTAAGACCAGTAGGACCAATAGGCCCAGTAGCACCAGTAGGACCCGTAGCACCCGTCAGACCAATCGGTCCCTGCGGACCGACAGGACCCGTGTCTCCCGTGTCACCCTGAATACCCTGCGGACCCTGAGCGCCTGTTAGTCCAATCGGTCCTTGAATACCCTGTGGACCAGTTGCACCGGTAGCACCAACAGGTCCTTGGATACCAGAAGAATAAGGAAGTACGCTCCAAGTGTTAACTCCGTTGCCGACCTTAAACTTTCCCGTATCTGTCTCATAGCCAGGTTCCCCCTCTGCCAAAATCGGATTAGTAGCCGTCCACTGCGCTGCTGTGCCACGCCTGTACTGTACCTGAATAGCCATTACACACCCCCACAATCAATCGGGTTGATACCACCATAAATCGTGTCAGGATGGCCACCATCAATGTTAAGAATCGAATACCCAGGAGTACCGGCAGGACCAGCAGGTCCAGCCGGACCAACAGCACCAGTATCACCCTTGGGAAGCGTCAAGTTCAGCGTCTGATACGGGAACACACCAGTGATACTGGCTGCAGCCGTACCCTGCGAGACCGAACCAATCTGCAAGTCATAGTAGTTCGCAGACACGGTAGTCTGAAGACCCTTGAGGTACTCCTTCAGACTGGTGAAGATGTGCTGTAGTGTTTTGGCGTCGTTCGACCTCAGCGTCCCCAAAAGAGGCGCTGTCCATACCTGAAGCGGAGGATTATCTCGAACGGTTTCTGTCATTAGAACTTGATGATGTAATTCAGAGCAATATAAGGCTGCAGGTTTGTGTGAGCCTGGGCGGCGTTTGCGTCAGCAACGGCATTGTTGGTTGCGGTTGTGCCCGTAATAGCAGGCTGCGCAGAAACAACAGCACCTGGGGATTGCGAACCATTGATGGACGCCCCGTTGGAACCAATAGACAAATAATCATTGAGGTTGTCATGGTTGTGTGAACCAACAACATATGTACCGTTAACCAAGTGGCTGTGAGGAGCCTGAGCGTGGGAATGCTCGTTCTGTGTGTGATTGTGGCCAACCAAACCCGACTGTGCAGCAGTCAAAGTGACACTCTTGACACCACCAACATCGGCACGGTCAAAATCTGTGTCACTTGTACTGACACCAACAGGAACACGGCCCTGAAGGTTCGGCAGATAAAAGTCAGAAGCAGTATCAGCACCGAAAGCATTGGCACCAATAACCGCATACAGCGCTGCGTATGTCGTCTTCGAGACAGCCTGTCCCTGACAAAGCAGCCAACCAATCGGTGCAGCTGCGCCTGCAAACGGCGTAATCAAACCAGTCATACCAAAATCAAGGGCGGCAACGCCAGCCTTGACAGCACCATCAGTCGTAACACAGTTCGTCTCAACATGAGACTTGACCGCAGCAAAGTTTGCGTTCACCTCTGTTGCGTTTGCAGTAGTACCATTCGTGAACTGGTAGGGAATATTCATACTAGCCATTAGACCTTCACTCTCCTCGGATTATATTTCAAAGTATAACTATTTACACCCCAAGTCTTGCCGGGAGAACCGACAAACTCAAGTTGAACACTCTTGGCCAAACCAATGCTACGGCCAGTAACAATCTGTGAACCAGTATTAGGCGCACCCCACGCAGCACCCCACAAACCAGTACCCCACGTCAAACCAGAACCAGAAGCAGGAACCTCAACATCATACTGTTTGATTTCACCACTATCCGCTTCCTCGTAATCACCGTAAGCTTTGATAGTCAAAACAGACGCAATGGCGTTCTGTTTCAGAATAACATCAGGCCGACGAAACATCTTCTGCTGACTGTATGAGCCACCATCAAGCCACCTGGTACGGTAACGGCTGGTGAACTGCTGGTTTGTGACACCATCATTGGTGTCATAAGAGTTGTTGTACAAGTCAACCGCCAGCACAGACGGTACAGTAGGATGCGCAGTGGCATGCTTGACTGTGCCGTTCAAATCAGTGAACGTGCACCCACCAACACCACCAAAACCATCGTAAGTTGAGAACATCAACCAAGCGCCACGCTGAGAAATACTGGGGTCATACACAAACGAAACAGTCGGATTAACAGGCGCACTGTTCTCATCGTAAGGAACAGAAACCCAGATACGGCGATTAATGCTGGAAACATAAATCTCGTCAACAGCGTTCGGATTGATATAACCCGACTGAATGGCAGGACGAATAGGTTCAAACAAGTCGATGACGCGCTCACCATTGTACAGCATCAAACCATCAGGATACGAAAAGAAATACACGCCACGCTCAGTAACAGCAAACGAATGAGAGGTGTGCGTACCAACATGGCGAGAAACTTCAACAACCTGGAACGTGTCCGAATCATAACCAAACACAGCAAAAACAGAATCCTTCTTGAACACAACAAGGTGGCCGGCAAAAACAGCCAAACCAGTGATACCGCTAGCACCGTTGTTGATGTCAATATAGTCCTGCTGTGCCCAGTTGCCGGGACTGTTCGGGTGCGACCAACGAATACGATTCGGCTGGTATGCGCCATCTTCGTAAGTGTTCGCCACAAACAACTTACCGGCATGTGTTACAGCCAACTTGGCCTTCGGCATGCTGACATTCGACAAACCAGCACCATACGAGTTCTGCCAAGCACCACCACTAACAGTCAAAGTGGTCTTGGTTGTGCCGTCCCACTTGTACGGCAAACTATCAACACCAGTAGCCACATACAACTCTTTGCCCCAAGGAGCAAACGAAGCACCATGCTCCTCGCTGACAGGCATCAAAAGCGGAGTGAAAGAACCACCAGTAGAATAAAACACCTCGCCAGTGTTCATACCGTTCTTCCCGGTCGACAGCATCAGATAGTGTGTGTCAGCGTAAAACGGGAACAACCTTTCGGGTGTCCAGTTAGTTGCAGTTATCGCCGTAGCGAAACTGCGCATAGCACCCCTTGAAAAGACGCCACCCCTCGGGTCAATCTCAACATTCAACATCTTGGGCGACTCGTTTGGAGCCAACTGAAACTGGTCAGCCCTGAGGTTCAGACCGCCAGTGAAATCATCCTGGCGCAGTACACGCATACCAGCCATTACTGCCCCAGCGTGCGGCCAAGCGACTCAAGCCAATACTTCTCAGACGGACGAACAGAACCCCTAGAGAGAATCATGGGGCGATGCGAAGGAGGACGCATAATTTCCTTCTGAGCCAAACCAACAGCCTCGTCAAACGACTGCTTATACACCTGGGACATCTCGGTGTCTTCCTGACGCTTGTATGCCTGGGCAATGGCGTAATAGGCAATAGCGTCGTGGAGACGGTCGTCACAATCAGGACTTAGTGAAGTATCGCTAACCCAAGCATAACTGGGCTTGCGATAGCCACGAACAGCCAAAGCATATACAGTATCAGGCTTCGGATACAGCTTGATAGTTTCCGACCATTCAGTATACAGAAGAGGTCGGGAAGGTGTGTCGAAAGTGCCATGCCAGGTAGCCTCCGCATCATCAATCGAAATAATCGAAAGCCTATTGCCGCTGCTTGTCGTGTCGACAATGCTGGTGATTTCCCGGAAGTTACCGGAACCAAAAGAACTGATGGCATAATCACGCTGGTTAGCCACAGTATTAATTGTTGTGCTTGTCTCAAGCCACGGCCAACGGCGTTCCAGGTTGAGGATACGGTTGAACCCGTCACGCATGTATGAACGCAACAAGGACGACGGCAAATCTGCCTCGTCCAAATCCGTCACATCACGAACAAACGCAATCAGTTCAGCAGTAGTGCTCATTCATCCTTCTTCGCCATCATACGCAAATGACCGATACAGTAATCCGTGCCCTTGGCTTTCGGACCCTCACACGTGTCATTGTTTGCTTCACAGCGGTTACGCCCCAAATATGGGGCGCTACCAGCTGCAATCTTGCTGCCAGCCACTTGGGAGGCAGGCCTAGAACCAGAAACAGGTTCACCATACAGGGTGTGCGCAAGTTGTTTACTCATACCCTAGGTGTAATTGTTACTTGTACCGTGAGCTACCAGACTTCTTCGGCATGGACTTTGCAGCCTTAGCCGCAAGAGCTTTTGCAATACGACCATTAGGGTTCTTGCGTGCCTTTGCACGAAGATTTGCCTTATGCTGTGCAGACTTATATGCCCACTCAGCACCACGGATGCGCTGAGAAACAGGACCTTCCATCTTAGAACCATATGTGGAACGAACAGGGTCAGTCTTTGTGGGTGCCGTCTTGCCTGAACGACCCATTGTTGGCCCAACAACAGGCTTAGCAGTAGGCTTGGGAGTGGTCTTCTTTGGAGCGGTCGTAGTAGTCTTAGAAGTGGTCTTCTTCGGCGGTGTAAATGACTTTACAACGCCACCCTTGCCGAGAGTAACATAATTAGTTGACGAACTGCCATTATCAGATGACTTACGCTTTGATGCCATAATTAATTTCCTTCTTGATTGTTGTTTAACGAAATGGAGATGGGGGGCCGAAGCCCCCCAAACTCTGCATCAACTAGGCAGTCTTAGCCGTGAGCTTGCCCTGCTTCTTGCGGTTGCTGCACACCAGGTTGCCGTAGCACATGATGAGAGCAAAACGGGCATCCTGGTTCTCAGGACGCACGAAGTCAGTCTGAGCAAACCACTTGTCCGAGTGGCCGACCAGCTTGAGGTACTTGCTGTTCAGGAAGAACATCGTACCAACCGGTGCGTGCACATCGTACATGATGGGAGCCGACTTGAAGAGCAGGTTCTGGAAACCAGCATCTGCGGTCTTGGTGTCGGTGTAGCGCAGCTGCGGCTGAAGCAGCGACTCGTACTTCTCGAACAGGGTCTGGGTCGTGAGAATCACGTCCGGGTGGTCGTTGCCGACCGAGACCGAGTTGTAAGCCGTAGCCATCTGGAGCAGCGTGAGAGCACCAGCGGTGTTCTCCTCGTAGGAGCGCCAGAACTCGTTGCCAACAGCAGACGAGTCGATGCCACCAACGGTGTTGCCCGACTCGACCAGGTTGCCGAGACCGTTCCAGTTCTTGCCAGAGTTGCCAGTGCCATCAGCAAAGAACATCTGGTTGAAACCTTCACGCATCGACTCCTCGGCCTGCATAATCTTGGCCTCGAGCAGGTTGATGATTGCATGCTCGCCGTTGTTCTTGGCTTCCTCGATGCCCGAGATAGCGATAGAAGCACCATACTGCTTCCAATCGTACTCAGCAGCCGAGATGCCTTCCTGCGGCGTCAGAGACAGCGTCTCATAGCCAGAGTACGACGCAACCGTCGAGTTCTGACCATAGATGAGCTGCTCAACAATCTTCGTACCGCCGGACTCCATACGGATACGACCCTTGTCGGAGAGCCAGTAGGTAAGGGGGCGTGCGGTGAACACGTTGTCAGTGAGCTTGTCACGGTAGTTTGCGAGCGTCGTTGAGAGCAGCGCATCAAAGTTGGCGTTACCAGCCATAGTAGTTCCTCCTCAGGAAAATTTTACGAGATACCCAGCTGAGCCTTGGCTGCAGCGAAAGCGTCTCGAAGTGAACTTATAGGTGCAGTATCGGCAGATGTCCCCTGAGCAGAAGCACCACCGGCAACAACACCACTCGCACGCTTAGCCTGAACAATCTGCTGTTCCTGCTGTGCCTTGCGACCGGCCAGTTCCCTTTGGGCCTGCTCCTTGCTGTAAAGCCTATCGAAAGCCATTTCCTTGTACACTCCTTCAAGATTCGTAGTGCCCAAAGCCAAAGCCTTAGATACGACCTCGTTAGCATCGAAGTCATCACCATACTTTTGCTGAAGACCGTTAATGGTTCGCTCCAACTCGTTCATCGCCTGCTGTTCCTCGAAGGACTTGATGCGACTTTCCAGTTGACGATACTGCTTCTCCATCGGGTCTGCAAACAGGTCGTCATCTTCATACATGTCGGTCTGTTCTGCAATACCATAATGGCTCTTGAGCAGTTCAATCGTAGCTTGCGGGTCATTGTCCAGCGCCTGCTGGATTGCCGATGCAAACTGAACGCCACGGCGTTCTTCTGCCAATTGCTGCGTCTTGCGAGTATAATCCGCCTGACGCTGATAACCCGAAACGGCCTCCTTCAGCGGAACCTCAAGTTCCTCACCATCAATGGTGACCTTCACATACTTGTCTCCGAACGAATCAAAGTCAAGATAATCAGGTGCCTCAGTAAACGCTTCTTCTCCACCGTCAACTTGTCCATCAAACTCGATGGGGTCATTGGCTTCAAGGTCAAAGTTTTCTTCTGTCATTTTTTCTCCAGAGTCCCTAAGGTTGCTCTTCTATTAAGTAACGAGTATCGTTACATTTGTGTGTTTGGCAAACCACCAGTCTGATTGGCAATCATTGCCAAGACCTGCGGTGGGATGCTCGACGGCTGCGGCATACCACCCGTAGGCGGCATCTGCATCTCCGGCGATTCTGTGGGTGCACCCTGCGGTGCTCCCATATCAGGCCCAGGAGGAGGTCCAGCCATCGGCTGACCATCAGGACCCATCTGTTGCTGAGGCTGAGCCAAGAACGCTTCAGGCGTCTTGACACCAAACCCGAACTGGAGAACATGCCGCGCCAACGCAGCCATGTCCACGACACCCGCCGAGACAAACGGCGCCATCGCATCCACCATCTGAAGCGCCATCTGGCGACGGAAAGACTCATTAACCGGCTGCGTGGACCCCGCCTCAACTTCAAAATCAAACTCCCCAAGAATATAATCACGGTCAAAGTTAACCCAAATAGGCATAGCCTGCGAACCAACAACACGAGCCACATGCTCACCGGTCAGGAACTGCTGAGCCAAACCAATGAGACGCTTGGCAGCCATACCGATAACACGCTCAACCTCTGCAAGCTTGTCGGATGTGCGTGCGTTCTGTGCATCCTGCATCATTGCCGCCTCGGTTGCGGTACGACTGATTTCAGACGCACCGCCACGCATGAACTCCGCAACACCGCTGATGCGGTCAATGTCCTGGACAATCATGCTGGAGACGTTGTACATGTCCGGCGGGTTGACAACAGCAGGCATCGCTTGCACAACAGCCCCCAATGGTTCATCGCTGATGACCGGCACCATCACGTTGTCTTCGTCCGATTCCAGGGCGTCACGGCCAGGGCCGTCAAACGCTGACTCCTTGTACAGCCACTTGCGGGAGAACCGCTTGCGGTGGTTCATCATCTGCGTACGGGTGGCATTCAACTCATACTGGAGTGGCTCGATTGCCTCGAGTTCACCCATCGGATAGAAATGCTCGGGGACATCGTAGTTCCTCAACATGACGAACGGGTGACCAAAAGCGTACGGCATCGGCTGCGGATTCACGAGGAATCCTTCCGCACCATCACAGAACACCGCCATCATTTCGTTCTTTACGTCGTAGAACTCCCAAACTTCGACATACGCGTCGTTATCCTGACGTGACATGCGGGGCTTTTCGTCTTCTCCGCTCCACTTAGAGTAATAGGTTGCAGCAGCATCCATACGGGCCTGACGGTTGTATCGCTGGTCTGAGCGTACATCGTTAAGCGGACGACGAATCCTCTGTGCAATCCATTTGATGTTCTCAACACTGGTGGCATCTGAATCGACGTAAATGTCAAACGGGGAAACACGCTCAACAAACGGGCGGTCCTCAACGACCGTGATGTTTGTTTCCATCGGCGCATCTTCAGCCATTGCGTCAAGGTCTTCCGGAGAATCTTCACGACCACTTTCTACCTCATGACTCTTGGGCGAGGAAGTTTCCTTTTCCTCGAACTTGTATCCGACCTTCAACCATCCATGACCAATAATCAGGTAGTCATCAACTGCACGACGCAGTTCCTTCTGACAGTCGTAATGTCGCCACCAGTAATTAATAATGGCTTCCGTGATGATTGCTTTATCTCCATCCTCGGACCTACGTGCACCAACGGTAATCTTGGGATGATTAACGGCAACGCTAGGTGCGATGACGTTAATCGTGGAAAAACATGCGTTAACCAGCATGCGGTCCTCTTCCGATAGGTCCTTGAAGTGCTTGCCACGGTAAAGGTCAATCATACGACGCCACAGCTTGTCGTACTTCTCCTCCTTGCGCCACTTGCGAGAGTGGCTCAGCTTGTCCCTGTACGAAGCAAGAATGCTTCGGTTGCTGGGCCTAGCCATTAGAGTTCCTTCTTGGCGTAAGCAATGCGCATGACAGACTCAAGCACAAGCTGAATAGCGGCAACCTGCTCGCCGGAAAGCTGGAAACCGAAAGCCGTAACGAGAACAGCAACGGACCTGATTAGGGCACGAACATTACCCTGGGTGAACTTAGTCATTATTTTCCTCCGTGACCATCTTGGATATGGTCGTCAAGTTTATCGTCAATCAAATCAACCTTCACAACCAGATGCTCCAGCAATCCCCTGGATTCTGCATGCTGGTTGGTATTCTCCTGCCTAAGCTTCTGTAGTAGCACAACAACAGGTCCTGTGATGACAGCCACCGCAATAGGCACGAGCCATTCCATTAGAAACCGTAATTTGACGCAGGAACAGCGTCAATCCCCTTGGCCTTTGCGTCAGCCACAATCTTTTCCTGCTTCTGCTTAATGGTGTCGCCGTGGAAGTTTTCCTGGCCATGGGCAAAGCCCAGGCGGATAGTCTTCACATGACACTTGAAACACACAGACCCACGCTTGGGGTAGGTGTCCTGAATAAATCTAGATTCGCACTCGGTGCACACAAATACAGCCATACCCAACCACAAATCGTTACATACGGACGTTATAGAACCCGATAGAGCGCTTAACCTTCCGTTCCGGGGTTATTTGAGACGCAAACCACTCGAAAGAATACTTCGGCGGAGCCAAATCGGGAGTGTACTCGGGAAGCCAGACATGCTTCAGCATCTGGTTTGCAATGGCCAAGGCCATCACCCGGTCGTCATGTGGGGAACCATGCATCTTACCGTTGTCCTCACGAACAAATGTTCGCAACTCCGCAACCGTAAACTCACACCACAAAGCCAGTTCATAATCACGCAAAGCCTTGGCCAGTTCGTCAATCGCCAACGGCTTAGAAGCCGCAGTCGTACGCCAACCAAGAATTTCCGTAGCCTGAGGAGACCTATTGGCCAGACGGCGCTGACGGTAAATGTTCCGGTACCCTTCACGCTGAAGAGCTTTTAGGGTCGTCAAACCATGGTTGTTGGACTCCACACCAATCAAGCAACAGTTGTACCATTCGCCAAGATTAAACAAAACATCAGACCCAAACAAGTCTGGGTCAATATGTCCATGCCAAGTAGCGCACACCTCGCCTGTCTCAGCGTTGATGACATGGGCCACGCTGTAGTCCCCATGCCCCAAACCTTCGGCAACGTCCGCCCCAATAGCGTAAACCTGCCCGTGCTCAGGGTATTCCCACACGCTAAGTGGACCGCCGTTATCGTCCCACATCACACCATCCTGCCAAAACAGGCGGCCTTTATCCGGCTGTCTAAGTTCAAGATTGCGGAGAACCTCCAAATCAAACACGGGCCGGCCAGACCGAATAAACGCCTCATCAGGGTCAGACGGGTACTCCTGTGCGAGCTGCCAATCAGGCAGCTGCGCCTTCTTTACTTCATACCAATCCTGGTTACGGTCACCAGCCGACCAAGGAAAGAAAATGCCTTTGAAGTCGTTTGTTCCGTTCTGCGACCCGACCCAAAGACGATGAAATATATTACCCTCACCCTTAGCCGTTGATAGACACACAATTCTACCACCGACATCCGCAATCGGCTCAATACTCGCCCAGGCTTCCTCCGAATTCGGGAGAAATGCCATCTCATCAATAAACACCCGATACACAGATTCACCACGAGCAGGGTCATTACCACTAGGAAGAGACTCGAGAGCAGACTCATTGGCGAAAACCAGTTTCAGTTGGTTGTCCGAGACCAGGTTGGGGCCCCGCATACGCATCCAATCTGGAAGCATCTTATACCCATATTTGGACTTTTGCAGGAGCTTAGCTGCTTCACGCTCGGTGCGTGAAAGCATGACCTCGAACCGGTCAGCCCAAAAGAAGACCTCCCAGAAAGCAAATGCTGCAGCAAGCGTTGAGAATCCAATCTGACGGGCCTTGAGTACAATGGAATTACGGTTCGCAATCCACGCATATACAGTCTCCTTCTGTGCCTCACGCATCTCAAACAAGATACGCCCCCTCTCGGGGTGCCTGATGTACCAATACGTTGAGCAGAAATACTCGAACGCATCAGCCAAATCTGATTCGCTAGCGTCCTCGGGTCCCTTGCAGAGACGCCACTCACGCTCATTTATAAGTTCGTTTAGTTCCATTCATCCTCAACAGGTCGACCCCGGTGCGGTACAGCCGCACAGAACGGGCACTCAGGCCAATTCTCTGGGTACTCCTCCCCACACCTGGGACACTCGGTCAGTTCCATCACACAACCCGAAGATTGCGGGTCTCCTTTTCCCTGGCAGCCGTAGCAGCAATAAGCTCATCCAGCTCCTTGTCCGACAATTCCTGAGCCTTTCGGTCGGATTTAACCTCAATCGTAGGCGGAGCCATACGATTCGTAGCCTGAAGATACAACTGGGCAGACTTCACATCATTATCCTGAACCGCCTTGTTGTACAACATGTCCAAAATAGCCTGAGTACGCTCCGGGGACCCCTGAATAGAATCCACCCTGTCTTGCCACTGCTTCCGGAAAACCTCTTTCTTCTCCCATCGGCGCAACGTCTTCACGTCCACCCCCAGATGGTCGGCCATCTTGTTCTTAGACGCAGGAATACGCTCCTGCGGAGCAGTGCACAACCACTCAAGGTATTCCTGCTGTTGGGCGGTGAGAACGAATTCTTCCTTCATACTGTATAAGCATTTCGTCACCTAAAGTGGGAACGATTCTCAGGTTACGAATGGGGGGGACTATAGGGGGGGTAAACAGAAAACCGCCCTAGAGGCGGTTCTGACCATGTACGCTAATACATCGGGGGAGCCGTAAGCGAACCCCGATACTGTTAAGGAGACCCGTGAACATTGACCATCTGAAGGAATGGCAGGTTGTGAAGGTGCGGTGGCGGGACGCTTACAGTCCTCACAGCGGCTGGCACGAAGTAGGCGAATACAGCCCAGAAGACTGTGTTGCTGTGACCCTGGGAAGGGTTTGGAAAGACTGCCAGGAGAACTATCTGACCCTGGTGGGGACAGTGTTCGAAACAGAGGATTCCGACCCGAAAACGGTTGGAGACATTAACCACATCCCATTGGGAATGATTCTCGGAATAGAGGAAATACATGGCAGCGAAGAAAGACCCCCGACTGGCACGAGCTGGAGTTAGCGGCTACAACAAGCCGAAGCGCACCCCAGACCACCCCACCAAATCCCACATCGTCGTAGCACGCTCAGGCGGCCAAGTCAAAACCATCCGATTCGGACAGCAAGGAGTCAGCGGCTCCCCCAAAAAGGCCGGAGAATCCTCCAGCTACCGCAAACGCAGGGAATCCTTCCAATCCAGGCACGCCAAAAACATCGCCAAAGGCCCCATGAGCGCAGCCTACTGGGCCAACAAAGTCAAATGGTAAACCCCTATCAAAACCAAGCCCCACAAGGCTAACACATCCCACAGCTGAAACAAGCTGGGACTCCACACAAAACAAGGCGGC